AAGCACCGGCGGACTCCCATGTCCCCTCCGCAATTGATTCCGCCTACTTCCCCGGTTCAGGTTATCGCAGGGACGGAAGACTCAGGCGGAAGTTTTCGCGGCACCGGACATGGTCCGTTCCGGGCGCTGATTGTCTCCAACCTTAAATGGAGAGGGCCCTGTCGCGACCACTACGTGTTTCCGGCAGGCCGATATCAAATCTTCCACAATTCTTTCATAAGGGCGCCTTGAAGGCATATCGTATTTCCCGCACACGGTAGCACTGAGTGGCCGCGACAAGGTCCGCCCCCGCACTTAACGCATGAGACAATCAGCGGCCGCAGGCCGGCGGACGGGGCCGATACCCCCGGCGGAGTCTTTCGTCCCGGCGAAAACCTGGCCTTGGGGCGGAGGGGAAGATAAAGTCTGCGGATGCCGTTGAAATCCATCGCTGATTAGCGAGGTCCTGCCGAGCTTAGCAGCGCGATGCATTTCACAGAGCGGGAGCGTGCTCCGCAGACTTTATCTTCGCCCGCAGCCCCAAACCACGATAATCTTCCCCCGGGACGAAAGACTCATATACACACCCCACCACCCCGTCCGCTGGCCGTACCGGCGGCGTCCTCACCTGCTTAACTAAATCTCCATTAGATGCTTGACAATTGGGAAAAAATCATATATGATAAATATACCTATAGGGGGTATGCGTAATGAAGGGAGATAATCTATGAAAACGGAAATATACAACATAGACGGAATGTCGTGTGCAGCCTGCAGCAGTGCGGTAGAGCGGGTGACCAGGCGTCTGGAAGGGGTGCAGGAAAGCAATGTCAATCTGACGACCGCTAAGATGACGATCACCTACGATGAAGCAATGGTGACTCAGGAGATGATAGAAGAGAAAGTTGATAAGGCTGGCTTTAAGGCGATGCTGGTTCCCGACGAACAAGATAGAATGGCGGAAGAGGAGGAGACGTTTGCCAGGCAGGAGGAAGCGCTTAAAGCCGGCAGAAAGAGGCTGATTGTGGCAATCTGTTTTGCGGTGCCGCTTTTATATATTTCGATGGGACATATGGTGCCGTTCCCTATGCCGGTGCCGGATATCATCGATATGCATGCAAGCCCGTTGAATTTCGCCCTGATTCAGATGATTTTAACGGTTCCTGTATTAATTTGCGGAAAGAAATTTTATCTGGTGGGACTTCGGGCATTGTTTAAAGGCAATCCTAACATGGATTCCCTGGTGGCAATCGGTACCGGAAGTGCATTTATATACAGTTTGGTAATGACGTTTAAGGCGTTCAGCGACCCGATGGCCGTCCACTCCCTGTACTATGAATCGGCAGCGGTGGTGGTAACCCTGGTAATGCTGGGTAAATATATGGAGGGAAGAAGCAAGGGAAAAACTTCCGAAGCCATTAGAAAACTGATGGAGCTGGCTCCTGATACGGCGATTCTGTACGAAAACGGTGAGGAGCGCGAGGTGGAAACCTCTTCGGTGAAGGCTGGCGATCATATCCTGATCAAACCGGGCAACAGAATCCCTCTTGACGGCACTATTGTAAAGGGAAGCAGCAGCGTGGATGAGTCCATGCTGACCGGTGAGAGCATTCCGGTCGAAAAGAGCGTGGGAGACAGTCTGATAGGCGGAAGCATGAATTATAACGGAGCCATGGAAGCGGAGGTCACCCATGTAGGCGGTGATACCACTCTGGCCAGAATCGTGAAGATGATGGAGGATGCCCAGGGCAGAAAAGCGCCGATATCGAAGCTGGCGGACCGTGTGGCCGGGGTTTTTGTTCCTGCTGTCATGGGCATAGCGATTGCAGCGGCGCTTTTATGGCTTGTTGCCGGTGGAAAAGACATGGCCTTTGTACTGACTATATTTGTGGCCGTCCTCGTCATTGCCTGCCCCTGCGCACTCGGACTCGCGACACCGACGGCCATCATGGTGGGAACCGGCGTCGGGGCCAGCCACGGTATACTGATTAAGAGCGGGGAGGCGCTGGAAATTGGTCACAAAGTAGATACCGTTGTTCTGGATAAGACGGGAACAATTACGGAGGGTAAACCAAAGGTCACGGATATTTTTGCGGAACAGGGCTGGAAACCGTCGGAGCTGCTTCGCGTTGCCGCCAGCTGCGAACAGATGTCGGAGCATCCGCTGGGAGAAGCAATTGTGGCGGAGGCCAGGGAGAAGAGCCTGTCACTTGTAAGGCCTGAGGAATTTGAAAGTATTACCGGATCCGGTATTAAGGCCGTCCTGGAGGGGCATGAAATCCGGATCGGCAATATCAGAATGCTGGAAGCCCTCGCAGCCTCCGGTGAAACGCAGAGCGGAGGGCAGTCAGATATTTCGGCCCTCACGAATCAGGCTGGAATCTATGCAGAACAGGGAAAGACACCGATGTTTATCCTTGTGGATGGAATAATGGCCGGAATCATCTGTGTGGCCGACACAATAAAAGAAAGCAGCATACATGCAATTGATAAGTTAAAGAGCCTGGGGCTGGAAGTATATATGCTCACCGGTGATAACCGCAAAACGGCTGAATATATTGCACATGAAGCACATATTGACAATGTGATAGCGGAGGTGCTGCCGGGTGATAAAGCGGGAACTGTGGCAGACTTGCAAAGTCAGGGGAAAACAGTTATGATGGTAGGAGACGGCATAAATGACGCTCCTGCGCTGGTGCAGGCTGATGTGGGAACGGCAATCGGTTCGGGAAGTGATATTGCCCTTGAATCGGGTGACATCGTATTGATGAAATCTGATTTGATGGATGTCTACAGAGCGGTGAAATTAAGCCGCGCCACAATCCGGAATATTAAGCAGAACCTTTTCTGGGCGTTCTTCTATAATTCGCTGGGAATACCGGTGGCCGCCGGTGTGCTGTATCTGTTTGGAGGACCGCTTTTAAGCCCGATGCTGGGAGGCTTTGCAATGTCCTTAAGTTCGGTCTGCGTAGTATCAAACGCATTGCGTCTAAAAGGACTGAAACTTGATTAATTCAGGCTCAGCTGACGGAGCCGGGAAGCAAAATAGAATAAAAACTGTATAAAGGGGGAACGGGATGAGCTGTTGTGGAAACGAGGAGAGGCATAAGCACAGGAACCTGACCGAAGAAAAGGATTTATTAAAAAGGCTTAACAGAATTGAGGGGCAGGTGCGCGGCATTAAGGCCATGGTGGAAGATGAGCGCTACTGCGTTGATATTCTGAACCAGGTTTCTGCCGTCCAGGCAGCTTTAAACGGCTTTTCCAGGGTGCTGTTGTCAAATCATATAAAGACGTGTGTGATAGATGAGATTGAGGCGGGAAATGCAGAAGAAACGGTGGAAGAGCTGTGCAAGACAATCCAGAAGCTGATGAAATAATAAGAATTTGTAAAGGAGATAAAAATAATGAAAAAATTTAAATGCGAAGAAATTATGTGCGGCAATTGTGTAAGCCGGATTGACAAGGCCCTTACTGCGGCGGAGATTGAGCATCAGGTAGATTTGAATTCAAAAACAGTCACAATTGAGGGATGTGAACACTGTGAAAAGAAGGCAGTGGAGATCCTGGACGATTTAGGATTTTCGGCAGTGGAAGTTTAAGCCGCAGTGCGAGCCTCCGCGGAGCGGTTTTTATTATTGACGGTGACCTGTGCACGGAGCGTGCCGCTTATCGTTTAACAGGAGAAAATTCCTGCTAAAAAAATCTGCGTATATCTGCGCTGGAATTTGTGACAGATATACGCAGACAAACCTTCCAATATGACTTAAAACCTTGCTGCAGCGGTGAAAAATGAGTCAGTTAAGGAATTGTATTAATTGCATGAAAAATTTTTTAAATTTTTCTCAGGAAATGGTTGACATTTCCTGATATTTATATTATACTACCAAAGGTATCGAGGCGTGGCTCAGTTTGGTAGAGCGCTGCGTTCGGGACGCAGAGGTCGCGTGTTCGAATCACGTCGCCTCGATTACACCTCAGTATGGCCTGTTGGTCAAGCGGTCAAGACGACGCCCTCTCACGGCGTAAACCCGGGTTCGATTCCCGGACAGGTCATTTTAGAATCTGCTTTGGAGTGAATCCAGAGCATTTTTTAAACGCTTCCGTGGCTCAGTTGGTAGAGCAACGCATTCGTAATGCGTAGGTCGCCGGTTCGAGTCCGGCCGGGAGCTGTATGGTAAGAAGTCGAAATTCCTTGTAAAAGCAAGGGGTTTCGGCTTTTTTGTTTGCTTAATAGCGAAAGAAAACCGCCCTGTGGAGGGGCGGCTTTCTTGAAATGACTAACATTTGACTAACGCGAAAATTAAGACGTTTTCACAAGGATATTTTCCATAATATTTGCGGCTTCCTGATTCTTTGATTTGAAGAAATAGGAGTATATATTTAGCGTCGTTGTGGGATCGGCATGGCCCAGGACACCGGCGACTGAACTAGGGTCCATGTTGTTGGAAATCAGGATGGATGCAGCAGTGTGTCTTAATCCATGCATTGTTGCGTCTGAAGGGATTTTCTCAGATTCATCCTTTGCAACGTTTTCATTGTAAATTCTGATGATGCGCTTAAATTCACGGTAAGGACTGTACAAATTAATTTGCTTTCCATTCCATTGTGTGAAGACAAAATTTTTATCGAAGTCTTTTCCCTTGTAGCCGATCCAGGCGTCCCCCAGCTTTAAGGATTCTTGTTTCTGCTCTGTCTTTAGTTTCCTGGCAGCATTCATGACGATTGGCGGAACCACGTCAACCCGGGAGGAATGCGTTTTCGTATCCTTTTGATAGGTTTCTTTCGCAGCGTAAGCAGTGGCTTTTTCTATTCTTACTTCTCCGGTATCAAAATTCAAATCATTCCAGGTTAAGGCCACGTTCTCTCCCCGGCGGTCACCCGTAAAAAGGGCAAGGTAAAAATATGTGCGCCATTTTAGGGGTAGTTTCCATTTCTGTGTGTATTCAGGGACATGATAGGGCTTTCCAGTGTCGTCAATTCGGTCATGTGACTTCCTTTTTACCTCTATGACATTATCCAGCGCCCACAGAAACCATTTTGTCTGCTCGATGGTAAAGTAGTTCACCCTGTATTCTTTACGGGCTTTTTTGCGGCCTTTTTGTTTGCCGGAATAGATGATGGGATTGAGTGGGATATAACCCTCACCGACGGCATAGGAGAGCATAGAGCTGACAATTGCCATGTCCTTAGAGATAGTGGAGTCAGATAGGCTCCCTTTTTTTCCATCCTGCCGGGTTCCGTCTTCACGGAGCTTGCTTGCATAGTCTTTCAAAAGCCGTGCGTTTACATCTTTCAGTTTAACATGGCCGATTCTGGGGACGATGCGGAGTTCCAGACTGCGCTTATACCCGTGGAGAGTGGTCTTTTCTAAGAGCTGCGCCATATCTTTCAGAAATAGCTCAGAGAGTTGCTGAAGTGTCATCCGTTCGCCTTTCACGTTCTTTCCGGCCTTTACGTCTCTTTCAAAGTCCACGACAAATTCATTCAGCTTCTTTTCTATTTGTTTTTTGGTCATTCCTGGTTCCGGGGTGAAGGTATCCGTTTCAATAATTTGTGTGCCATCAGCTCTGCGGCCATTGCTGACAGTTATCTGATAAGAGTCGCCACGTTTTCTTATGCTTGCCATAGTATCATCCTTTCTGAAAGTTGCGATATCGCACCTATTTTTGAGTATAAAAATAACGCCCTCTTGCCAGGACGCCCTAAGGATGATATAATTTATTTGTTCAGAATAAAGTATATCTTTCCGGAGCAATCCGGTAAGAGAATCTATGTGAAAAGCTCTTGTGTTTGCCGCACAGGGGCTTTTTGCTACTTATTTGTCTAACCCGTTTATGCGCAGACAGTTTTCATATGCCAATTCCTGTAGAATTTTGTACAAAGACTGAACATTGTACTTTTTAGGAAATTCCAGCTTATGCGATGCATATGTAACATGGTGGCCTTTCAGTTCCGGGGAGTTGATGTATGTAAAGGTCAGTTCACTGTCATCAAAACCGAAACCGGATGTCTCCATCTTTACATCAACAATGGAAAACAGATTTATGGATGTAACACTCATTTTCGTGCCTGTAGCGCCTTGCTTATCTGTCAAAACAATGCGCTTATCAGTAAAAATCAGAGCATCACGCACCAGTTTGAATCCCATTGTAATCTGTTCTCCATCCATCAGATACATTCCGTATTCTTTGTTGAGTTCTTCAACGGACGCTTCGCTGTAGTTCGTAGCGAATCCTCCCTGTAAAATGTTTTTCATTCCAAACGCCATAATAAAATCCTCCCTTGTATGTTATTTAAATAAATCAAAAAGGCTAAAAGTAGTCTTTTTGTAAATTTTGTTATAGGCAGCCTTCTTCGGGTTCTTCAGCCAGCCCATTCCCTTCTTTCCGTATCCCGGGATAATCGCTTTTTTAATCGCCCTTTTGGCCCGGCCAGTGGTTCTGGCCTTAAAGGACTTCATGGGGCTTACTTTTCTCATTCCGAATTTCATGCGGTGTCCTCCCGTGTAAATCATTTAACAGATGTTCCTTGTTGGAATATAATTATAGAACAAATGTCAGTTGGGTGTTTCATCAAAGTATGATATCATGGTTTTAGAACAAATGTTCGAGAAGTGGAGGTATGCATATGAACGGAGAGGGCTACAAAAAAATTATTATTGACCTTATTGAAAAATCTGACAATGTCGAAATACTTGAACTTGTATACCGTTTTGCAAAAAGGCTATTGGGCTAGGTAAGACCTAGTCCTTTTTGCTTGCAAGTTTATTGGCTAATTTCTCCAATACTGCCCAATCCATGTCGTCCAACTCCGCTAAGGTTTCGATAAACTGCTTCTTGAAAGTGGCGTCCTCTATAATCATTTTGCCTAAAAAATCGGTTATGACCTGGTTCCGGGTGCGCTGTACAAACATTTCACCCTCGCCAGTGCGCAACCAATCCTCGTTTGCATTAAACTCGCGGCATATCAATGATATAACAGAAGCACTTGGATCGTTACGACCCGTTTCATAATTTGCTATTGTATTTCTTTTCATGCCAATCTTATCCGCAAATTCCTGTTGCGTTAAATCTAAAGCTCTTCGCAATTTTCTTATACGTTCTTTCACGATTTTACCTCACTTTCTAAAACTTATTATATAACAAAAAAGTCAGTGTGTCAACAAAATGTGTGTTACAAGCAAAAAGAGTGTTGACAAATGATTGATGCAGTCATATAATGGTCGCACAGGCAACAAAATAAACGAAAGCGAGGTGAGCAAGATGAAGATTGATAGAGCAAAATTAGAGTTAATCATGGCTAAAAAAGGTTTGAATCAAAAGATGCTATCAGAGGTGTCGGGAATTTCCAGACAGTCATTGTCATATACGATGAATGGCCGGAACTGTCGCCCTGAACTCTTGGGGAAACTTAGTAAGGCCCTGGGAGTAGAGCCAGAAGACATTGTTGAATAGTTGCGATATCGCAACAGGAAGGAGAAGAAGAATGCAGAAAAATGAAGTAGTAAAAGTAGGTTCCCACGAGGTCAGAGAAATAGTATGGAGAGGTCAACGGGTAATTACCACGGCGCAGTTGGCAGATGTTTATGAGACATCTGTAGATAATGTAAGAGTGAATTTTAACAATAACAAAGATAGGTTCCAGGCGGGGAAGCATTATTTTCTTTTAGAGGGAGAAGCATTAAGAGAATTTAAACACTGCGTAAACGACATTTACGCAGTGAAACCCTCTACAAGACAGCTCTACCTCTGGACTCACCGCGGCGCCAGCCGCCATTGCAAGATTCTTGATACCGAAATGGCCTGGGAGCAGTTTGATAAGCTTGAAGAGGCATATTTCACCCCGAAGCCAGCTCAGCCGACCACCGTTACATATCAATACACCCTCCCGGCCGCTGTATTTGATGGAGCTGCTAATCTCGGTCGGTTAATTGAACGGCTTATGAAAAATGAGGGAGCGTGTCCGCACGAGATTGCAATGGTACTCAAGCCTATATTTCAGCAGGCTGGGCTTGAAATTAGGGATTGTTTTGTGAAGATCCCCGCCTATGAGCAATTGTCAATGGATATTTTAGTATGATAGGGCTGAAAAATGCACAATTTTCACACACTCAATTTGTGAAAAACGATGAAAATAAAAAAAGATTTTGGTGGAAAAAGGTATTTTACTCGGTTAAATAGGAAGTTATAAAAATTGCAACAAATAAGGATTCGTGCAGTACGATGCGGTTTCGTCTAATATGAGACGGTTTCGTGCAATATAATGCAGTATGCAATAATTTTATATCTTTTGAGTGAACTCAAAATAGGCATTTAACTGAGTAAGTACGGATTTGTGAGCTGATTGACGTGAAAAGGAATGTATAGTAAAATAAATGCAGATGAAATCCGGAAGACATCAAGACATAAAAATAGAGCAGCCGCTTACTTTGGTCGGTGACGGCTGCCCTACACATATTATTGTGACTGATGTGATATCACTCATTTAGAATACCACGTCGGCCACCAAATTTCAAGGAGGTTTGATATATGATAAAAGATATTGACAATAAAAATAGACTTATTATGTTACGGGACAGGGCGGATCAGATAGCCAGTACCGCCGGAGCTGTAAGCGATGCCGCTACATACTCGCCAGATGACATTGCAGAATATAAAGGGGCACTGGTACTTTTAGCGAGTCTCACAAGAGAACTTGCGGATGGCTTAAATACTGTAGTCAATGGATAATTGATAAAAAGGTGGTTTGGTTGAATGATAGCCAATCCACCTTTTCATTTTTTGGTAAGTATTTCAAGGCGGCGACGGGCCATTTCTAATTCTTCCTTTACGATCTTTAATTCAGTACTCTTGAGAGGCTCCGAATTTCCGTATACAACAGTGGAATTATCGGAAGCTATCTTAGCGATTATTTTTAGAATTTCTTCTGAGATGTCAAGTTCCAGTTGTCGGGGAACATTCGATTTTTCCTCAATTAAATCAGACGTGTTAATACCCAACCAATTAGCTATTGCCTGGATTTTATCCATGCGTGGCAATTTCTGACCAGTACACCAGTTTGACACGGTCGAGGAACTCACATGTATGAAGTCAACCAGGTCCTTTTGAGTTTTCCCATGCATAGACAACTGATTAGTTAAATTTTTTGAAAAGATCTTACGGATTTTATCCTCTGACATTTAATCTACCTCCATATTCCTGTAGCTTCAATTAAATCTATACATCTATAATAATTCATTAGTAAAAATAAATCAAGCCAAAAGCGAATAAAAAACAGAGAAAATTTTAAAAAATTAAACTTTTAGCTTGACAACTCTCTGAAAGCGAGTATAATCATAACTATCTGAAAGCGAGGAGGTGAACGCGATGAAAATCACTATGAAGGCCATGAGAGTAAACAAAGGCTTGACACAGGCGAAGTTGGCAGAGATGCTTGGAGTCACCAAAGCGACCATTATGAATTGGGAAAAAGGGAATAGTTTCATGGATGCACCAACGTTACTTAAAATGTGTTCGATTTATGAATGTAGCGTGGATGATATTATTTTGCCTGAAAAACTAGCTAAAAGAGAGTGAAAAGGAGGAAGCATGAACAAACAAATTGAACAGACATTAGACAGCCGCGAAGTAGCGGAGATGCTAGGTAAGAGACATGATAACTTGGTGAGGGATATTAAAGGTTATTTGGAAGAACTTTCACTCCTCAAAAGTGAGGAGTCAGATTCACGGCTGAAAATTCAGCCATCGGATTTCTTTCAGGAAGGTAATTACATAAAAAGAGGAAAAGAATATCCTTGCTTCAAAATTACAAAGAAGGGTTGCGAGTTTACAGCCCACAAGCTGACTGGAATTAAAGGAACGGAATTTACGGCCCGCTATATCAACCGTTTTCACGACATGGAGAATACCTTCCGGGAGGGTATTCCTCAGAAAGAAAAAGCCGATACGCAAGACCGTACCCGAATCATGGAAATGAATGCCCGTTCCCGGATGGCGCAGACATATCTTAAGCTGGCCCAGGTAGATACGCTCTCAGGTACATATAAAACAATCCTAACCGCGAAGGCCGCCGAGACATTAGCCGGAGAGCCGATTCTGCCTCTGCCGAAGTCGGAAAGAAAAGTGTATTCGGCAAGCGAGATAGGGGAATTGTTTGGAATTTCAGCAAATAAGGTTGGCCGGATTGCAAACGAATGCCATCTTAAGACGGAGAAATATGGAGAATACCGGCGGAGCAAGAGCGAACATTCGGTAAAAGAAGTTGATACCTGGGTGTATTTTGAAAGCGTAATACCAGAATTTGAAAGAATATTAGGATAAAAGAGGAGGAGAAGAAGTGAAAATTAATAAGACTGTTAGAAAAGATAATTATGAGCGCGGTATGAAATATGGTGATGAAGTTTATTGTGGCCAGGATTTAAGAGATTTTGTTGGTATGACGATCAGGGAGGTTAGCTCTAATGACATAGATGCAAATGTCATTATATGGCTTGAGAACGAAGAAAGAAGCGTAGCGTTGTACTTTGATGACATTTGCTTCGACGGAGAACATATCAGAACAGTAGCTCATTCAGAAGATAGTTCATCATTTCTGTTGCGCCCTGTTTCGGAAAAAGATTTAAAAGAAATCTCAGAAATGAAAGGATATTGTGACTTAGATGTGTATGACGATAATGATGAGAAAATCGGAGTCAATCACATGTATTGCAATGATATCGGCCTCGAAGGAACAGAAGAATTTAAAGTAAAACGTCTGTATGTTTTTCACGATGGACAAATCATGACACAGAAAGAGGTTGAATAGAGAGAAATGGACACAGAGAGCAAAGAGCTTTTATTAAAGCACATAAAGAAGGGGAAGTATGTCTCGGAACCCATCTTCAGCATATGCAAAATTATGAAGTGTGGGGAAATGGAATTGTATGCAAAGTCCTGTTGCGACAGGATTGAAGAGGGTGGTTTGAGAGACGGAGTTCATGTTTTTAGAATGAAACCTGCATCCCGGGGATTAGCAGTTGATGCCTACGGCCTGAAGCTTTGCAGGGCTGTACTGGAAGCGTATTTACAATCGGAATATCTGGACGAGATAGAAGAAGCGACGCAGGCTCATAGTTCTTGGATTACAAATATTAACAATATGCTTTATGCTCTCAGGCGGATGGACAAAAAGAGCTTGTTGAAGGCTGAGCCAGAGGCATTTGGCTATAAGGCTTCGTCGGAAGATTATAACGACATGGCTGATATATTCAGGACTGTACTGAGATACCGGCGCTTCCCTTGTAATCTTCGCCCTTTCGCAGAACGACTGTACTTCACCTGCCGTCTGCTGGCAGAATACAGAGGACCGGCCAATATACTAATTCCCTTTGCAAAGGGAGCTTGGGACATGTGGGAGAATGACGGAAGACGGGAGACAGGGAACGGGACGTATAGCAATGCCCTGCGGAGATTCTTGGCTTCGCGTGGCGCCGCATCCAGAGTGCGTCGGTTACAGGGGGATGAGCTGTCTAAGTACATATATCTGGCAGTAAAAGCTTACGGAAGAGAGAAGTGGAAAGAAATCAATCATATCAAGCATAAGTCCTGTCTGGAAATTGAGAACCGCTACAAAGAGATTAAGGAGATAATGGATGCCATCGGGAGATTGACACCTGAAAGACTTTTACAGTTGTATCCAGTACTGAAAGAGTACGACGGGGAGCGATGGGGTTGCAAGGACTATTTTTATACGATGGATAAGCTGAAACAGTGGCCGCCTGATAAGCCCATCGGAACCGCGCAGGAAGTGGCTCGTCTCCTGTGGGATTATCAGAATAAGGATTTGGAAATTATGCTTTTGCAGTGGATGAACGCCGTTAATGACTTGAAATTTTACTGCAATGTAAACGGCCCATCGGATAAGTTCCATGATTTATTATTGAAGAAAGGAAGGAAAGAAGCATGAAAGAAATAGCAGTTAAAAGAGTTGCGCCGGCGCAACTTCCGGTACATTTAATTTACTTACTTGGCACCCAGTATCACACGGAACTGACGGACTTTGTTGTGATATATGATAAAAAAGAAGAATGTCTATACATCAACTCCGCTGTTCAAGAAGATGCCGCACAAAAGTTTGTGGAATACGCCTCTTTTGAAGGCACTTGTATAAATAATGACGAGGAAGATGGCGGATTAGGCTGTCTCGGTGAGTATATCTATGACGTATATGGTGCTGATGCATTATCAATCTTATTTGATGCCTGGAAAAATAGAAGAAAAGAGAAGGGAATGGAAGAGGCTAGAGGTATGGCTGGTCAGATACTTCCGTTAATCAAAAAACTGGACCGTTCAGAAGAACCGCCAGTCCAATTTAATGATTATTTGGCCTATTACGTCAGCAGGGCCGGTTCCGAAACGAAGCACAAGACATTTCACAACGCGGTGGGTTATGGGGCAAAATATATCTTTTGGTTAGGCTATCTGGCCGGAACCGGACAACTACAGGAGGAACCATAATGGCAGAAATACCGAGAATGCGAACAATTAAACAATGCGCAGCCTACTTTAAAGAGCAGGACCCGGATAGCGGCCTCGGTGAGTGGAGAATCCGTCAGATGGTAAATCAGGGAGAGATACCGGTATATCGCGCTGGCCGAAGAATCCTGATTAACCTTGACACGCTGATTACACACGTTGCCGGCGAAACGCCTGCTGCCGAGGAAAAAGAAAAAGCCCTTAACTGACGGCAATCAGAAAAGGGCAACCGGCCGGAGCCGATAGATTATAACACAAATACATAATACCACGGTTCCGGCGAGAAATCAAAGGAGGATTTTGGATGAATTTCGACAAAATAACAAGAATGGACGAGGCAATTACAGAATTAGAACTCGCACAGGGAAAAGCTTTTACGATATGTGACGATTTATTTCAAGAATTTTTCGGAGAATCAGATCCGAAAGAATACGTGTTGAAAGTGTTCTATAACGAAGCAAAGATTAAAAACCATATTGTATTTGATTATTTAAACAGAATCGAAGATGTAATTAAAGAATTAAGGGGTTTGCAACAGGATATAGAGGAAGATTATAAGAATGGCATATCCAACTAATGAACAGGAGTTGGTAACTAGAGTGGAAAGAGAGGGAATCAGCATGAAAAAAGATGATTTTACAGAAGAAGAACTGAAAGCTTTGTATAGCGGTTTTTTGGATCGGAACTGTGATCCGGCGCCGGAGACTGTCAGCGAAGCATATACAGCCATAAGCAAGGCACAAGAAGACTATTTGTGTGCGTTGGATGAGTACCAGTTCCGGGAGGTGTTTATGTACGGCTATGAATTGGGAATGAAGAGCGCAGAAGGAAAGGGGCAGTAGGATGACATATCCAATTAATGAACAGGACTTTGTTGAAAGCTGGATGAAGGTGCTTGAAAAGCCGGACGAGGGTGATGTGGCGCTTGCCGAAGCGATCGTCAGCACAATCAACCGCGCCTATAATGTGGGAAAAGAAGAAGGGATCCGGATCGGGATAAATCTTGCCAAAAAGGAGAATAAAATACCATGACGAATGAAGAGCTTGTCATGAAGATTAAGGCCGGAGAGTTGCGATATCGCAACAGAAAGGGAGCGTTATGAAGATAGCAGAGATACAGAAAATGGTAATGATACCAGAAGAGCGTTATGACCGGATGCTGGAGAGTTATGATAAGGCAGTAAATACAACAGGGAAACTTGTAAAGGAGGTTTCTGCAATGCAAGCGGAGCTTGACCGCAGAACTATAATCGAAAATGAAGCGATCCTGCTTATCAGTAAGTGTCGTTTCTTGGAAGCAATGGAGTTGCTGGCAACGATTTAGAGGAGGTATCAGATGAAAAAAGACGAGATGAAAACAAAGGTATTAGAGTACATAGAACGGAACGATCATGTCAGTTATGCAGAACTGGAATGGCTGTTTGAGCAGAATGATTATGACTACAAGGGTAATATGGATGCCTTGTCAGATGCATGTGAGCATGTGGTTTTCTGGACAGGCTGGCGGCAGGAGGCGTACGACATGCTGGCTGAACTTATCAGCGAAGGAAAGGCGCATCGGAAGCCGACTCCGTTTCTCACCTACCTGATGGATGGAAAAACATTGTTACTTCCGCAGGTAAAGCGAAACACGCAGTACAAAACAGACCATTGGCTGCCGGCGGTATTCTGTAAAGGGGCAGAGCGGCAGCAGGGGTAATTGGTACGTTTAAGGAGGAATATGTATATTTACGAAAATCATATGGGAGGAGTCTATTCGTCCAATGAACTGCTGGATGAGGAATTCCTGTATTGCGAGACGTGCGGAGATTATGATTGGCTGATTGGAGAAGCCGACACTCGTGAGGAAGCGTGGGAGCTGTTAAAGAATGACACAAGCATTAATGGTTCTGGCGGATGGGACTATGATTATATCCAAGAGTTTTTGAAAAAATATTTTGAAGAATGATAGAGGAGTAGAAAATGAGAAAGGTACGATTAGTCAAGGTTGTGATACCGGAGATAGTGGCCTATATGGGGCCTGGTCCGGACATTAACAACATGGAACCGGATTATCAATGCCCGGAATGCGGGTTTGGCGTAGCAGATGATTACATGTTTTGTCCACATTGCGGGGCGGAACTTGATTGGAGGCGTGTGCGTATGCTGACAGAAAGATTTAGAAAATTGGCGGAACGATTGTAAACATTGTATTGTCCTATCTAAGTGAAGACAGGAAAGCAGAACAGGGGATAGAAGGTTTTGTTAGGTGGATATGGATAAGCATCATTGTAATAAATGTCCTTTGTATGAGGTGATATTAAAAAGATATCCGTCAGGATATTTTAATATAACGGTATGTACTAAATACAAACAGCAGCTTTATTACTTGGCTGGCGAAGAGAATGAATCTCCACATATATGTGGGGAATGTGCAAACAGTTTTTCTTATGTGAAATATATAATTTAGAAGAGCAAGGATGGAGGGGATAAAATGGCGAGGAGGTTTTTGACAAAGCATTATATAAATTACAAAGACGACCTGGTATATGCAATTTTCTACAAAGAGACGCACACGATTTATTACAATCTGCTTTGTAATCCAAAATCCCGGGTAATAGTTTTTAAACTGCGATAGGAGGAATGAGTCTATATGATGCACCTGATTGATAATTACTACATAGACACCACAGGTTACGGCGTGACGCTTCAGACGGCGACGGGCAAGGATAAAAACGGAGAGCAGCTATACAAACCGATCGGATATTACAGCAATATCGAACAAGCCATAGAGGCGTGTACAAACAAGAGGATATCGAACCGTATAGCAGACGGAATGCACAGTTTAGATGAAGGGCTTGCAATTATCCGGGATGAACGACGGGTAATGCAGGAGCTGTTGAAAAAGGCAATGTTTCTGACATAAAGGATGGAGAGGGATAAAACATGATATTTTTTACAATACGCTCATGCGTGCTGCTGGCTGAGATGTTTGCCGCGTTGTATTACTGTTCAAAGAACGAGATTTGTCGAGTGGTCTTTCACTGTACCTTGGCTTTAATTATGGCATTGATGTAAAAATGTTGTAACGGGCAAAGCCCTTTACATAGTAACCCATCAACTGTTCACGCGCTTTGGTTGATATATCACGAAAATATTGAATGCCATTTGAGTGAACTCCCGGGAGAGGTTGACCGGCTTCTCCCGGAATATAAATAAAAATAGGATGCTTTAACAGGCTGACAGCATATAGAAGGAGGGTGGTGTTCATGATGATACAGATAAAAATCGAAGGCGAAGGAAATAGTCTTGTTTTTAATTGTGATTTGCAAGATTACAATCGACTGATGTGTTTTTTGGAGATGGCTTGGAAAAATGGATATGACACTTACGTCCGGAGGCTTGAACAGGATGATTCAGATGACCAGTGATGAGAAAAAAGGTGGGGCCGGATGGATAAAAGTAAGCCGGACAATTCAGGAACATTGGGTGTGGGATGAGAAGCCATTTTCAAAAGGACAGGCATGGATTGATTTGTTGTTGCTGGCAAAGCATAGTGATGAGAAATTTTTGGACAGGCGCGGGAATCTTATAGATGGGAAACGCGGATATATATACAGAAGTGAAAGGTTTCTTGCTGAACGGTGGGGATGGAGCAGAAAAAAGGTAGCATGCTATCTTTCGCAGTTAATGCAGGATAACATGATAGAAATGGTCAAAAAAAGAGCCAGTGAAAGAACCACTATTTTCATTGTAAACTACGAAGATTTTCAAGGGTTGGGGGCCAGTAAAAGAGCCAGTCAGGAACCAGTGAGGAACCAGTCAGGAACCAGTGAGGAACCAGTCAGGAACATATACAAGAATGTAAAGAATGATAAGAATGAAAAGAAAAAAGAATATATATGTCCGGAGCCGGGGATTCCCGCTCCTGACTGTAGCGATATTTTTCTGCCTCTTGTTGACGGAACGTTCTACAATGTCCCATTAAAAAAAATTAAAAATTGGGAGGCGGCATTTCCGGCAGTAGATGTTATATGTGAACTAAAAAAGATGTTGACATGGCTGGATAGCAACCAGACAAAGAGAAAGACCGCAAGAGGGATTGAGAGATTTATTAATAACTGGCTTTCCAGAACCCAGGACAATGGAGGCAGTAAACAGGAAATTTACAAACCTGTCCCTCGAACAACAAAGGATGGGAGGGTGCTTGAATGAATTTTGACGAGAACGAGATCCGAAAAACGATTACAATCATGAAACCAGAGGGCGAGTTGTTTGAAATCCGCATTATCGCAAGCGGAGGGAACGCCAGCGGATATTTCACCTCTGCCGACACCTTGCTTAACTGTCTTCGGTCGATACAACTTGGCGCCGGCGCCAATGTCTACATCACCCTGAATGGTATCAAGGATGAATGTTATTCCCGGCAGCAGCGGGACCAGCTTATACGAAATGCAAAGCCAACAACTACGGATTCTGACATTTTCTGTTATGACTGGATGATGGTGGATATAGACCCACAACGGGCAGCAGGCACTTCGGCCAGCGATGAGCAGATACAGGCCGCGAAAGTAAAAGGCAATGAAGTTTATGCTTTTCTTAAACGAAATGGGTTTGAAGAGCCGATAGTTGCCTTTAGTGGCAACGGCGTTCATTTGCTTTACCGGATTGGCCTAAAAATGGACGAGGATAATAAAAAGCTGGTTAAGAATTGCCTTACTGTTTTGGATTTGTTCTTTTCAGACGACAAGGTAAAAATTGATACAGCAAACTTCAACCCGGCCAGGATTTGCAAATTATATGGGACAAAAGCGCAGAAGGGAGCCGATACGCCGGAGCGGCCCCATCGGATGAGCTTTATAATCCGGTCACCAGAAAAACCAGTGCAGAATAGTAAAGCACTGCTGGAGAAACTGGCGGGCCTGCTGCCGGCACCTGAGAAGCCGCAGAGGTATAACAATTACAATCCAGTTCGGTTTGACCTGGAAGAATGGCTCTGCCGGTATGGCCTGCACTATCAGAAGTCGGAGTATGGAGGTAGTATCAAGTATATTTTGGATCACTGTCCGTTTGATGAAAGCCATTCCGGGAAGGACGCCTGTATCTTTCAAATGCCGAATGGTGCCATCGGTTTTCACTGTTTTCACAATTCCTGTTCAGAAAAGCGCTGGCAGGATGTCCGCCAGATGTTTGAACCAGATGCTTATGACCGACAGTATGTTGAAGAACGGCCCCGGCCAAACTACAGGAATCCGGATTACGTCGTGGAAAAAGTGGAGCAAGTCAAATTTGTAGAGGGGCAGCCGGTATTTTTCACAACGGAGCAAATTCGTCTGATGAAAGAACCACCGGAGGAGTTTATAAAAACGGGAATCTCTGTGATAGATGAAAAAATGCGGGGACTTAAAAAAGGTTTTGTCACCTGTTTAAGCGGCCTCAGGGCAGCAGGAAAGTCAAGCATCATCTCACAGCTTACAATAGAGGCCGCAGAGCAAGGATACAGGACGGCACTGTTCAGTGGGGAATTAAAACCAAAGAATTTATTGGAATGGCTGCTGCTACAAGCGGCCGGGAAGTCCTATGTGGCACCAACGCAATATGATAATTATTACATTGTTCGTTCGCCCTTTGATGAATTAATTTCAAAATGGCTGGATGAAAAGGTGTATATCTATAACAATTACTATGGGAACGAGTTTTCTTCTATCATGACGCAGATCCGGAAGTGCGTAACGGAGCATAAGGTTGATTTAGTGATTCTTGACAATATGATGGCGCTGAACCTGATGACGATGGGAAATGATAAATACCAGCAGCAGAGTCACTTTGTGGAATGCCTGGAAAACTTCGCAAAGGAGGCCAATATCCACATCCTATTTGTGGCACATCCCAGGAAGTCAACCGGATTCCTTCGCCTGGATGACGTCTCCGGCAGTAATGATATCGTAAACCGCGTGGACAATGCCTTTATCCTTCATCGGGTAAATGAAGACTTTAAGCGGCTTTCAAAGGAGATGTTTAAGTGGAAATTAGATAATCCCTTGTATTCTTGTACCAATGTAATCGAGATATGCAAAGACCGAGACGGTGGCGTACAAGACGAATTTATACCACTTTATTTTGAGACAAGCACAAAGAGATTGAGAAATTCCCCAGGAGAATTTAAAGAATATGACTGGATGGAGAACAAGACAGGAATCTTTGAAGCTGCAGCTGCCGAGGATGAGCTTATATTTAAATAATGGGTGATGATATGACGGATGAAAAGATAAAAGATATATTTCAGAGATGCTACAACAAGTTTTGGTGCAAGTGGAGAGAGGTCCCGCTGACAAATGATTCTCCGGAATGGGATGAGATTGTAAAAGAGTATGGTGAAATTCGAAAAACATTTGATTGTGAGTTATGTAATCATATAATGTTGGACCTTTTGGAAGAACTGGACAACAGAAGCAAGGAGAGAGAGGCGAAAAAGCATGGCTAAATACCTTTATGAAGTTACAGACGCTTTAACAGGAAAGATTCTCTTCCGGAAACTTACAAGGGGGGAATTAAGCAAGGCGCTTAATATGCCGCCTAAATATATACATCTTTTCGCAGAGAGCCAGGCAGCTTACCGGGGACAATATTATATCTGTGTCAAAGGGCAGCAAAATAGCTGGTGGGATAATTTTCAGGAAGAATGGAACCTGATAACAGAAGAGCTTCGGAAGTATAGAGGCTTGGATCGGATAAAGATTGTAGAAGAAAATGGAGGAAACGGGGATACATAGCTAAGAGTTTTTGGAAATACACAAGGAGGTAACAATTATGATGAGTGCAAACGCAGTAATCAACAATATTCTGGTTCAGTCCAGTGATTATATAAAAGACAAACATTTCGAAGACCTGAAAATGGTCCTATACATGAACCTGTGTAATTTTACTTTCGTTCAAAATGATACATCAAACGAACTAATTGAAAACTCCGACATTACCTTTGGAGTTTTAAGGAATTGGAGGGACCAATTAATCGTGGAAGGGAAGGCCGCAGGAACGATTACACAGTACCTGTTTGCGATGCGGAAATTAATCGAGTTTACCGGGCTTGGAGTTGCAGAGATACGGGAGAACCATATCCGGAGCTATCTCGCACACGGTAAGGTATACAGGAAGTGGAAAGACAAGACGTACAACGGGAAGGTTAGATGTCTCAGGCAGTTTTTTAATTGGGCCACTGATTACGACATCATTGTAGAAAATCCCATGAGAAGAATAAAGGAGACGAAAGAAGATTTTCGGATTGGTTCCATCCTGACACCGGAGCAGAGGGAGATTTTCCGCTGCTGCTGCCGGACCGAAAGAGAGCTGTCCCTGATAGATTTTTTATACAGTTCTGGCGGCCGAATCTCCGAAATTCGCCAGCTTAACCGCAATCAGATAGACCTGGTGAACCGCCGGGCAGTTATCTATGGCAAAGGCAGAAAGGAAAGAGAGATATATTTTTCGCCGCAGGCATTCGTACACGTCACGCAGTATCTTGCCGGCAGGAAGGATGATAATGAAGCTCTGTTTGTATCCACGAAGAAACCTTATAATCGGTTAACAAAAGACGGTATACGGTGGATTATAAAAAATATACAGTCCAGGGATGAACGTCTGAAGGGCTTACAGATATCACCGCACACCTTCCGCCGCACGTGTGGAACCGATATGATTAATCACGGAGCGCCGGCGGAACTGGTACAGCGTAAACTCGGACACAGCAATATCAATACGACACTGACATGTTATGCACGGATTGCCACAGAGACGGTGCGGGAGGCAAATAATAAATATTGTTACGCATAGACAGGAGGATTAATGACAGCTAAGGAATATTTGAAGAGGATTAGAAAACTGGATCACGATATCGACAGAAAGCAGTATGAGTTTGAGACTTTAAAGAAGCGCAGGACATACATAAGCGGAATGGATTACTCGGCAGACAGAGTGCAGATGAGTCCCGACGGGGAAGGATTTACCAGTATATCAGATAGACTTATCGACTTGCAGCGAGAAATTAACACCGAGATAGATGAATACCATAATATGAGACATAAGGCCATTAATCAAATACAGAGCTTATCAAGAGAGGAATATTCTGATATCCTGTTCCGTCTGTATGTACAATATCAGTCAATGACCGAGGCGGCTTCCGGAATGGGATATGATTATTATTGGGCCTGTCATCTGCATGGCAGGGCATTACTGGAATTTGATGACCGCTTTTTGAAACACCGCAACTAACCGCAAGACTTTTTCTGTCAACCCGTGTTATAGTATAGATAGCGAATTAGGGATAGAAGCCTGATTCGCTTCATTCATCATTTTCCGGCCGTTTGAAAATTAGAGCGGCCGGGACCTCCCTTAAAGCAGCGAGGCGCTTATCGATTGATAGGCGCTTTTTTAATGCATGAAAGAAGGTGAAATTTTTGAGGAACCGCCCGGATAAAGATGGAACCCACCGCGGAGCGTTCGAAAGGAATAAGAAGAAGATATTCGCAACTCAAAGTGTGTGCGGTATCTGTGGTAAGCCGGTGGACTTTACCCTTAAGTATCCGCATCCGCTATCACCATGTATTGACCATATAATACCGATTGCAAGGAACGGCCATCCATCAGATATTGACAATCTACAATTGGCCCACTGGACCTGCAACCGGCAGAAGTCAGATAAGTTGGTGGAAGAAAAGAAAAAATATCAGGGGGACAGCAACGAAATAATAAGCAACCGTATGCTGCCGCAATCAATAGATTGGACTAAATATAGCGGGTAAAGGTGTTTTGGCAGACGGGAGAAGGTAGGGGGATACCTCCCTCCCCTCCCTCTCTTTCGACCTACACGCCGTCACTGTGAAAAAAAACACACGCCAAAGGAGGGCGACATGGCAGAACAGAATGGAATTGGATATTTACGGGATAAACTGACTATAAAAAAATCAAGAGTTCAGCTCCGATACAAATATTACGAAATGAAAAATAGTTTTGTTGATATGAGAATATCGACTCCACCAAACTTGGAAAACTGGAAATCCGTTCTCGGCTGGTGTGGGAAGGCGGTAGATTCCCTATCCGACAGGCTTATATTTCGTGAATTTATGGACGACAATTTTGATCTAAATGAAATATTTCAGATGAATAATCCGGATACGCTGTTTGACAGTGCGGTGCTATCCGCCTTGGTTTCATCTTGTTGTTTTATCTACATCAGCGCCGATGAGGACGGTTTTCCGCGGCTGCAGGTCATCGACGGAGGAAGCGCAACGGGGATCATAGATCCGATTACCGGGCTTTTAACAGAAGGGTATGCAGTGCTGGAAGTAGATAAAGACAAAAATCCGACATTAGAAGCGTATTTCACACCAGGTAAGACGGATTATTACCGAAAGGGAGAGAAAGAGGTTGAAAGTATACCGAATAGCGCGCCTTATCCGTTACTGGTCCCAATTATTTACCGGCCGGATGCGGTCAGGCCGTTCGGACATTCACGAATAAGCCGGGCCTGCATGGAAATTATGGGGAGTGCGCTTCGAACGATTAAGCGATCGGAGATTGCGGCAGAATTTTACTCCTTCCCACAAAAATACGTGGTGGGATTGTCAAGCGAGGCGGAGCGGATGGAAAAATGGCGGGCAACAATGTCATCCATGCTTCAGTTTGATAAAGACGCAGACGGGGACAGCCCAAAATTGGGGCAGTTTACCCAGCAGAGCATGTCACCGCATATAGAACAGCTCAGGATGTTTGCTTCGCTATTTTCGGGGGAAACCGGTTTGACATTAGACGATTTGGGTTTTGTAACAGATAACCCCAGCAGTGCGGAGGCCATTAAGGCCAGTCATGAGAATCTAAGATTGGCAGCCAGGAAAGCACAGCGGACCTTCGGAAGCGGATTTTTAAATGTTGGATATTTAGCTGCATGCATCCGGGATGATTATCCATACCAGCGGAAACAGTTATATCTTACCCGCGCTGCCTGGGAACCGGTATTTGAACCAGATGCAGCGATGCTAACCAGCATTGGTGATGGTGTGACTAAAATCAACCAGGCTGTCCCGGGTTATTTCGGTCCTGAAAACCTTCGGGGCCTGACAGGGATTGAATACTTAGGGGAGGTGAAGTAGTGGAAGACATAACGCCGGAGCTGCTTTCAAAAATCGAAAAAGCTTTTAAGGCAGCCATCGAGAAAAATAAAAAGATAACGGTTTTGTACGAGAGGATCCGAGACGGAACTGCTACATACCAGGAAGCAAATGAATTTGCAATAGAGATTGGTGAAAGCCTGGCGGAAGCATTTAAAAACCATTTAAGTGCCGACATCCTTCCCGATGGGCGCATGTATTACAATATTGCAAGCCGGATTATTCCGGAGACATTGCAGCACAATCATGAATTAATCACCGAAGTTGCTGCAAAAATCCAAGAAGATTTGAACAAGCGCGCTGGAATAGGGATAAAAGCAATCAAGCCGGAATTGAACGAGGATCGAATAAAAGGGCTTGTTGAGAAGGTATCGAATGCAGAAGACTATAATGACGTGGCCTGGGTTCTGGATGAACCAATCGTAAATTTTTCCCAAAGCATTGTGGACGATTTCATCCGAGAGAACGTGGAGTTTCAGGGGGCAGCAGGAATGCGACCAAAGATTATTAGAACGACAGTAGGAAAGTGCTGTGAGTGGTGCGAAAAGCTCTCGGGAACCTATTCATATCCAAACATACGGAAGGATATTTACAGGCGACATGAGCGATGCAGATGCATCGTTACTTATGATCCGGATAAAGGGAAGGACATACAGAACGTTCACACAAAAAGATGGCAGGAACGTGAAAAAATAGAGGCAAGAAAGAAAATTGGTATTAGCCAGAAGGAAAAAGAATCACCGGAAGCCAGGCAGCAGCGGGTAATGCGGGAGAATGGATTAAGCCGTGAGGCTCAGAGATTAGCCCATCCCAAAATACACCGATGAATAATTATGATTAAGGAGGGGATGTCATGGCAGATGTCAGAATGGGCCGCCAGACACCCACTCAATCCGTAATTCTTCCTTACATCCAGACAAAAGGGCCGGAAGCGATTGAATTATATCATGCAACAGGGAATGACCTGCTGGAATGGCAGCAGCTTTTAGCATGCGACATCATGGCGACAAACGAAGACGGCCTGTGGGTACATCAAAAATATGGATATTCCGTTCCGCGAAGAAATGGTAAAAGCGAAAATGTTCTGGCGCGCTGCCTGTGGGGCCTGAAAAACGGTGAACGCATTCTTTATACGGCCCATCGAGCGACAACCTCGCATTCGGTATGGGAACGTCTGGATCGAATGTGTTCTAAGGCAGGAATCGAAATTGAGTCATCGTTTAAAGCATTCGGAAAAGAGCATTTATATGCATCAGACGGAGGTGTAATTGAGTTTCGAACCAGGACGTCAAGCGGGGGCCTGGGGGAAGGCTATGACCTTCTTATAATCGATGAAGCACAGGAGTACACGGAAGCGCAGGAAACGACACTGAAATACGTTGTATCAGACAGCCCCAATCCGCAGACGATTATGCTTGGAACGCCTCCAACCGTGGTGTCGGCCGGAACTGTGTTTGTCAAATATCGGGATACCGTACTATCAGGGAACGGTTTCGATTCCGGGTGGGCTGAATGGTCTGTCGAGGAACAGCATGATCCGGGCGATGTGGAGTCATGGTACGAAACCAATCCTTCCCTGGGAACGATTTTAACAGAAAGAAAGATTCGGGCAGAGATTACAACCGATGATATTGATTTTAATATCCAAAGATTGGGGCTGTGGCTTAAATATAATCAAAAATCAGCTATCAGCAGAAATGAATGGGAAGCACTCCGGCTTTCAAAGCTGCCAGCCTTTAAAGGCCAATTATTTGTTGGAATTAAATACGGCGTGAATGGAACAAATGCGGCTATGTCTATTGCCGTAAAGACGGCAGATGGAAGAATTTTTGTTGAATCAATTGACTGCCGGCCGATTCGGGCAGGGAATGCCTGGATTATTGAATTTCTAAAGGCTTCACCCGCTATCGGAGGCGTTGCGATTGACGGCGCAAACGGTCAGAAAATCTTAGAAGAGGATATGAAGGAAGCGAGACTGAAAGTACCTGTGCTGCCAACAGTAAAACAAATTATAGTCGCAAATGCGGCGTTTGAGCTGGGGCTTGAAAAGAGCATCTGTCATATGGGCCAGCCGTCATTGTCCCAGGCAGCAACTAATTGTGAAAAACGGGCAATTGGGACCAATGGTGGATTCGGCTATCGCGCCCAAAAAGAAGGGGTTGAAATCGCCCTGTTGGATAGTGTTATCCTGGCGTACTGGATGTGCCGGGAAAGTAAAGAAAAAAAGAAACAGAGAATTAGTTACTGATACAGCAGCTCTTTACAGGCTGCTTTTTAGTATAAGATTACCGATACCACCGGGATAAGTGGGGAAAGGAGAAAAAAATGGCAGAATTTACACCAATTACAACGCAGGAGGATTTTGACAAAGCAATCGGAGAGAGATTAAAACGCGAAAGAGAGACGGTGAAAAAAGAATATGCCGGATATCTGTCGCCAGAGGATGAGAAAAAGAAATATGAAGGCTATCTCTCACCGGCAGACGAAAAAGAAAAGTATAAAGGCTACTTAACTCCGGAAGAGGCAGCAGAGAAAGAAAAAGCAATTAAGGGCTACGAGGCCAACTCGGTAAAAATGAGAATCGCCCATGAGGTAGGGATTCCCTACGAGCTTGCAGGCCGATTAACGGGGGAGAATGAAGAGGCACTCAGGAAAGATGCGGAGGGACTGATTAAAATTATGGGAAGCCAGGCACATAAAGTGCCACCGCTTAAAAGCACTGAGCCGCCGGCGGCAGACACAAAGACAGCAGCTTTTAAATCAATGCTGGATAACATGAAAGGAGAATAGAAGATGGCAAGTATTTTAACAAAGGGAAGCTTATTCCCGGCAGAACTGGTTTCTGAAATGTTCAACAAGGTAAAGGGGAAATCTTCCCTGGCAGCTCTTTCCAATCAGGAACCAATACCGTTTAATGGTAAAACAGAATTTACATTTACGTTAGACAAAGAGGTCGATATCGTGGCGGAGAACGGTAAAAAAACCAATGGTGGAGCCACAGTGGAACCTGTAACCATTATCCCGATTAAATTTGAATATGGTACGAGAGTTTCGGACGAGTTCATGTATGCGGCAGAAGAAATTCAGCTTGGATACCTTCAGGCATTTTCAGACGGATTTTCAAAGAAAGTTGCACGAGGACTTGACATTGCTGCCATGCATGGCTTCAATCCGAGAACAGGAACTGCTTCTTCCGTGGTTGGCAACAATCATTTTGACGCAGCCGTAACGCAGACAATCGATTATGTGGCCGCGTCAGCAGATGATAATGTTGACGCAGCCGTAACAGCCATTCAGGCCGCAGACGGTGCCGTAACCGGAATGGCTATGTCACCGGCGTTCAGCTCCGCGTTGGCCAGGCTGAAGGCAAACGGAGTTCGTCTGTATCCAGAACTGGCCTGGGGAGGCAATCCGAGTTCCCTGAATGGACTGGCAATTGATGTAAACAATACGGTATCATTCGGAACTTCTAAGGATCAGGCCATTCTCGGAGATTTTCAGAATGCATTTAAGTGGGGTTATGCTAAAGAGGTTCCGATTGAAGTGATTCCTTATGGAGATCCGGATAACTCGGGCGTGGACTTAAAGGGTTCTAACCAGGTTTATATCCGCGGCGAAGTGTATGTTGGATGGGGAATCCTGATTCCGGCCTCTTTCGGCCGCATTGTAACCCCTGAGGGCGCATAATGAAGTACCGAAATAGAAAAACCGGATGTGTAATTGATATCAAAAGCCGTTTGAGTGGTGGTGACTGGGAGCCAGTAGAGTTGGCCCCTACACCGCCGCCCCAGAAAAAGCAGGTGGTGAGAAAAAAGAATGTCCAACTTTGCGACGATTGAAGATATTGAAAAGTTATGGCGCACGTTAAAACCAGATGAAAAAACCAGGGCAGAAGAACTTTTAAAAGTGGTTTCGGACAGTCTCCGGGTTGAAGCTGCTAATGTGCAGAAGAACCTGGACGAAATGATATTGAAACAGCCTTATCTTGGGACTGTGGCGAAATCAGTAACCGTGGATGTTGTTGCAAGGACATTAATGACATCCACCGACCAGGAGCCAATGTCTCAAATGTCCGAGTCTGCCCTCGGATATTCGGTGTCAGGCACATATCTAATACCGGGAGGCGGCCTTTTTATTAAAAAATCCGAGCTGTCGCGCCTGGGCTTACGAAGACAAAGGTATGGGGTGATTGATTTTTATGCTGAAGGGAATAACGATAACACTACACAATAAGAAAATAGCGTCGGCCGATGAATTTAACCGCCCAATTTATCAGGAAACCCCGATACTGGTTGAAAATGTACTTGTCGCCCCGGAATCAAATCCAGAAATATTGAGTCAGCTAAATTTATCCGGAAAGAAGGAAGTCTATGTTCTGGCTATTCCAAAAGGGGATACAAACAATTGGACGGATACTAAGGTCGAGTTTTTTGGAAAAGTATGGCGTACAGTAGGAGAACCGCTGGAAGGAATTGAGGGACTTATCCCGCTTGACTGGAATAAGAAAGTGAGAGTGGAGCGATATGGCTAACATGAAAGTAGTATTGAATAGCGAGGGGGTACGCTCCCTGCTCCGGTCAAAGGAAATGATGGATTACTGCACGGAGCTTGCGCAGGGAATCCAGGGCAGGGCTGGGAACGGATATGATATAAGCAAGCATACAGGACCAAACCGAGTCAATGTTTCGGTAAGAACGGCCTCCGGTGCTGCGGAGGCAGAAAACAGGGGTGGAAGCAACAAACTGTTAAAGGCGGTGAAGCGATGATAGAAAAGACTGTACTTGACTATCTGAATAGAAAGTTGGACGTGCCGGCATACATGGAGGTCCCGGAAAAACCAGAGAAGGAATACGTTGTGATTGAAAAAACGGGAAGCGGAGCAGAGAACCATATCTGTTCCGCTGTTTTTGCAATACAGTCAATTTCGGACTCCCTGCTGCACGCCGCACAGTTAAACGAAAAGGTTAAAGCGGCAATGAATACCATCATGGAACAAGATGAAATCTGCCGTGCTGACCTGAACAGCGACTATAACTACACGGATACGGCAAGCAAAGAATATCGTTATCAGGCCGTATTTGATGTAATCCATTATTAAAAAAAGGAGGAAAAGGAATGTCTGACACTGCAAATGTATCGGTTGGGAAACCGAAAATAGAAGGTGCTGTATACCGTGCGCCGATTGGAAGCACGCTTCCAACAGATGCGAAAGCGGCTCTTGATGCGGCATTTAAAGGACTGGGATATATCAGTGATGCGGGAATGGTCAACAGTAACTCGCCAACGACGGAAAATGTAAAAGCCTGGGGAGGCGATCAGGTTTTATCTTACCAGACCGAAAAACCGGACACCTTTCAGTTTACGCTTATTGAAGCGTTAAATGAAGAAGTGTTGAAAATGGTATACGGTGATGACAACGTTGCCGGTACGCTGGAAGCGGGCATTACAGTAAAAGCGAACAGCAGGGAGCAGCAAGAATGTGTATATGTTGTTGATATGATTCTGAAGAACAATTCCCTGAAACGCGTTGTTATCCCTAAAGGAAAGGTGACGGCTGTAGGCGACATTACATACTCTGATACGGCCGCAATTGGCTATCAGACAACTATCACGGCGGCGCCAGATTCCGCAAGTAATACGCACTACGAATACATCACAAAGGAGGCCGCAAAAGCATGATTAAGGGTACAACAAAATCGGGATTTAAATACGAGGTCGATGAAAGCGCGGCGGATAATATGGAGCTGATTGACGCACTGGCGGAGGCGGCAGGCGATGATATGCTTGCTATTTCCAACGTTTGTAAAATGTTGCTTGGAAAGGACATGAGGAAAAAGCTCTACGATCATGTCCGCGCAGCGGATGGACGCGTCCCCATTAAGAATGCGGTCGATGAAATTATGGAAATTATGCAGGCTATGGGAGATAAGGGAAAAAAATAATATCCCTCGCCGGAATGATGGCAGTGGACCGCGATGCATGGATATGTGACCTTGCAGAAACATATAGAATATTTGATTACAGGGCGTTACCAGTTGGATTACTGGCGACGCTCTCTTTCGGTTTAAGGGAAGATTCCAGGATTAAGCAGAAGATGAATGGAATGCAAACATCAAATAGTACCATGCTCCTGATGTTGGCCGTGGACTGTCTGAGAATGCTTGTATGGATGAATACAGCCGATGGGGCTAAGAACATCAATCGGCCTAAGTCGTTGGTCGAGGAATTGATTGAAACTCCAAACCAGAATAGAGAATTTGAGGTATTCGAATCCGGCGAGGATTTTGAAGCAAGACGAAGAAAAATAATAGAGGGGGTATGATAAATGGCAGCAGGAACGGAATTAGCAAAAGCATATGTACAGATTATACCCTCCGCTGATGGCGTAAAAGGGAAGATCCAGGAGGCACTTGGCGGAGAGGCGGAATCAGCCGGGAAATCTGCGGGGGCCTCGGTGGGAAGCAACCTGATAGGCACATTAAAAAAAGCGTTGGTTGTAGCCGGAATCGGCACTGCAATTAAGGAATCTATTGAAGCCGGGGCGGAATTGCAGCAGAGCATCGGCGGAATTGAAACGCTGTTTAAAGAAAATGCGGACACAGTAAAGCAATACGCCGCAGATGCATATAAAACCGCTGGGCTGTCGGCAAATGATTATATGCAGAGCGTAACCGGGTTTTCCGCAAGCTTGTTACAAGGGCTTGGCGGAGACACGGCGAAAGCCGCTGAAGTTGCCAACATGGCCCTGGTGGACATGTCCGATAATGCGAATAAAATGGGTAGCGACATGGGTTCAATACAGAACGCTTATCAGGGCTTTGCAAAGCAAAATTATACGATGTTGGACAACCTGAAGCTGGGATACGGTGGGACGAAGTCAGAAATGGAACGGCTCCTAAAGGACGCCGAGAAGTTCTCTGGTGTTAAATATGACATTGACAATTTAAGCGATGTATACAACGCTATCCATGTTATTCAGGGAGAACTTGACATTACCGGAACTACAGCAAAAGAAGCTTCGACAACAATTTCTGGCTCCATGGACTCGATGAAGTCTTCTTTTCAAAATGTTCTTGCAGATCTGGCCCTGGGAAATGATTTAAGCGCTTCCATGCAAGGGCTGGGAGATTCTATTGCGGCCGTGGCACAGAATATCATACCGGTAATTACAAACATTATCACATCGGTTCCAACGCTCTTAGTTGCATTGATTCCGCAGCTAATCCCGATTGTAATATCCGGGGCGCAGCAGCTTGTTCAGGGATTAATAGACGGCTTTTCGCAAGCCTTGCCGGCCATAAGCGGTATCAGTACACAGATTCCTGACGGAGTTATAACGGCCATTTCCACCGGGCTTCCTTCTATCCTGCAAAAAGGTGTGGAAGTTATCACGAATGTGGCAAATGGAATCTTGCAGAATCTTCCGTCATTAATTTCCGCAGCAGGGAATATTTTAGGGCAGCTTCTGAATGCATTTCTGGCCGGATTACCAGGCATGCTTGATGCAGGCGTTAAGCTGGTCGGGAACATCGGAACCGGACTACTGCAAAATGGGCCGAAAGTATTAGCCGCCATTGGAAGCGTGATTGCACAGCTATTATCTACCATTGTGTCACATCTTCCGGAATTGCTTCAGAAGGGAATTGAGTTAATCGGCCAGTTGGCAGCCGGTATTATAGAGGCAATTCCCAAAATTGCTTTGGCAGTCCCGCAGGTAATAAGCGAGATTAAGACAAAGTTTTCAGAGATTGATTGGGGAGAAGTTGGTTCGAATATTATTTCGGGCATTGCAAAAGGAATTACCGGAGCTGTGGGAAAGATTAAGGAGGCAGCAGAGGGAGCCGCTAGAAAAGCGTACGAAACAGCCAAAAAAGCACTCGGTATCAACTCGCCGTCAAAATTAATGCGAGATGAAGTCGGAAAGTTTATCCCGGCCGGTATCGCGGAAGGCATTAACCAGAACGCAAAAGTGATCAGCTTTGATGCAGTTGCAAATCATATTGTATCCAATGCTAAAAGTACAATTGGAGCCGAAACAGTTCCGCTGGCCTATGCTTCAGGAGGAACATATTTTGATTATGCCAGGATGGGCGACCAGATGCGTCAGGCGCTTAATGGAACCGCCGTTCAAATGGACGGAAAAGCTGTTGGTCGGATTACCACACCTACAGTAAACCGGAACATGTTAAGTCAGGAAGGATTAGAAAGGAGAGGTGTAGTATGACCGATTATGGTCAGGCTTACGGAATTTTGTTTGATGATGAGAAGCATACATACAGAGACTTTGGACTAATCTGTACCTCACTTCAAATCGAGCTTCCGGAATTAAAAAAGAAGCAAATCGAGTTAAAAGGAGCTGACGGGTATATTGATCTTACAGAAGTATTCGGCCGTCCGATGTACGGGAACCGGACCATTAAATCAGAATTTGTCCTGAAAGAAACAGGCGCGGAGGATTGGGCGAACAATATTTCAAATATAGGGAATTATTTGCATGGCCGGTCACGAAAATTCACCCTGGACAGCGATCCGGCCTATTATTACGAAGGCAGATTCGAAGAGGAACATGAAAAAGAGTTTCGTCCATTCTCGAAGGTAATTCTGACGGCCGATTGTAAACCGTATAAAAAAGAGCTGGCGGATTCCATAGCCGAAGACTGGCCGTGGGACCCTTTCTCATTTGAGGATGGGATTATCCGGGAATACGGAAATATTGTGGTAAACGGCTCCTACACGCTTAATATAATTGGGCGGGAACAGATTCTGGTTCCCATTATTTACAGCACGGCGGCGATGACAGTGACCTACAATAATAAGACCTACAATCTGGCTACAGGGAAAAATTATATCTATTCTATTGCAATTCAGCCGGGTGATAATCTTTTGGTATTTAAGGGAACCGGAACAGTATCAGTTGAGTACAGGGGAGGGAAATTATAATGTACCGTGTGACAGCGCGATATGAATTTGAAGAATACAGATTACATGAAATGTTTTCGGACGAATATGTGCTGATATCTCCGGTACTGACGGAAAAAGTCGGCAAGGCAGGAAGTTTTAAGTTTGATATCCCTATTAACCATCCCAGCTATCGTTCGGTGCTGCCTTTTCAGACCTACGTTACAATTTATAAAGATGATATTGAATACTGGCATGGAAGGGTGATAGATGCGGAAGAAGACTTTTACAGAACAAAAAGCGTCACCTGTGAAGGGGAGCTGGGTTTTTTAAATGACAGCATTATCCCGGTTTATCAGTTTTCCGGGAATATTCCGGAGTACATAGACAGTATTCTACTCATGCACAATTCACAGGTGGAAGAGGAAAAGAAGATTTACCGGGGAAATGTGGAAGTTACGGATCCAAACGGTTATTTAACCAGGGCGAACCAGAATTATCCCGATACGTTATCCGAGTTGACAAACAAATTGATTGATACGTACGGCGGTTATTTTCGGACTCGGCGCGTGAATGGGAAAATCTATATTGATTATCTGTACGAGTATGGAGAACTTAATCAGCAGCAATTACGAATTGAGGAAAACATCATCGATTATTCCTGCAAATTTGGTGGGGATTTTTGCACCCGGCTAATACCGCTTGGAGCAAAGCGGGAAGACACCGGAGAAGAGGACCCGCAGCGTATTACGATTTCTTCGGTCAATGGCGGCGTTATCTATGTGGATAACGCGGAGCTGGTGGCGAGATATGGAATAATTGTGGGAACGAAAACATGGGATGACGTGACAGACCCGGTTCACTTAAAGCTAAAAGGGCAGTCTTATATAAATTCTCAGGAGTTTCCGCAAAAACTGGAACTGACTGCTGTTGATTTGTCCAATATCAATATCGACATCGATGCACTGCGAATAGGGTGCATGGCAACCGTAATCAGCCCGTTTCACGAACTGGGTGCAGCGTATTTTCTTTCCAGCAAAACGAGTCACTTAGATGCGCCGGAAGAGGACAGCGTATCCCTGGGAGCAGAAATAGATACATTCACCGGGAAGACTGCAAAACGGCAGCAGGACACTGAAAATCAGATAAGCAAAGTAGAGCAGGAAGCGCGCGAGAGTATCGTCAATATCGGTAAGACGATAACCGGGACAAAAGGCGGCTATGTCGTCTTGGATACGTTTGACGATTCCGGGAAATTGGTGGACCCGTGGCAGTTGTTAATTATGGACCGTCCAGACAAGACCCAGGCAGTAAATGTCATCCGAATGAATCAAGGGGGGATTGCCTTTTCGACGTCCGGCTATAATGGGCCGTATAAATCAGCCTGGGATATTAACGGTCAGTTTGTAGCCGATTTTATTCGGGCAGGAACCATGCTGGCTGACCGGATCCGGGGAGGCACATTACAACTTGGCGGACAATCAAACCAGAATGGAGTGCTGAAAATTTTAAATGCTTCCGGGCAGCAGATAGGCATATGGGATAAAGACGGTATACGAATGAGTTCTGGACCATCGCAAGTGAATTTTACTTCGCAGCAAAGCGGAAGCGCAATTGAGCTGGTGGGAAATGTTATATACGGAACCGGTCGACCGGATAAATCCAGAACAACTTTGGATTCACTTTATATAAGGATGTATAGTGACCGAAATGATACGAATAACACCTACATGGAAGCAGAAGCGGAAGGTATTACCTTTTGGACAAACAAAAATGAAGCGTCATTTTACGGACCAGATAACATGCATACCGTTGATGCCACGATTGACGGAAGTCTTGATGTGAGCGGAGAGAAAAACAGGCTCGTCAAAACGGGTTACGGTGATATAAAAATGGCAGCATATGAAACGGCGTCCCCCATGTTTGGAGACGTGGGGAGCGGAACAATCGGCGCAGACGGTCTTTGTTACGTGACGTTGGACAGTATTTTTGCCGAGACGGTCAATGCTGGATGTGAATATCAGGTGTTTCTTCAGGCATATGGGCCGGGCAGCATTTATGTATCGGATAGGACTCCGGCATTTTTTATTGTTGCCGGGCAGCCAGGCCAGCGGTTCGGCTGGGAGATAAAGGCAAAACAGCGCGGATATGAACAGCACCGGCTTGATTGCCGAAGGGACCGTCTTAAGGCCCAGGACAGCGTTGATTATGCTGCTGAAGGGGCGGAGTATTATAAAAAATATATGGAAGGACTGATAATATGAAGAAGATAACAGCGGTAACACTGTTTCAGACGGCGGTAGGGTACAGGCTGTCAATGGCATATTCGGAGATTAACGACGAAGGTGTAATTATAAAGGACAATGCCCGCCTTGACCGCATCTTAGTTAACCAGGATATGATTGACAATGCAACGGCCTTGATGCAGTACGCCCAGGGATGCGTCGATAAGGAGGGATAAGCATGGCGGTTGGGAATATTGACTTAAATCAAGAAATAGAGAGCTGGAAATCGGCGGTATACGGAAAAGATGTCCGGGCGGCCAACGTGGCAGCCTTTGAAAAAATACAGGGGACCGTCAACGATACGGTACAGAACGTGAACCAGGCGGCTGAAGATTCAGCCAGTGCCGCCCATAACGCACAAGCTGCCGTTGATAGCATCCAGGCAGCGGTCACTACAGTAACAGGAAAGGCAGCGGAAGCAGCAACTTCAGCCTCTCAGGCAGCCGATTCCCAGGCAGCCGCGGACAGTTCTAAGACTGCGGCTGCGCAATCAGAAACAAATGCGGCCGCCAGTGCTGCCGAGGCCCGGCAGATAGCGGAGGGGTTCGGCGGGTTTGACGGTACAGCCGCCAGCGTCAAGGCGACAGATACATATGGTCTTGTGGTTGACGCCCTGGGGGAAAGTACCACACAGGCTTTGATTGATGCTGTCGCCAATAAAGTAATAAATGAGCTTATTGCTAAAAGTAATATAGTAAACAATCTGCTTGCAACGGAAGTAGGGACTGTATTAAGCGGTGCGCTGGGGCCAATAATTGACCAGAGATTGACAGATTTAATGAACAAATATACTCAATTAAATGGCGAGTTGTGTTACCGTTTCACGTCAAACGTGTCCGAAAGCCCGATGGATACCTTTAAAAAAAATTGGTCAGCTTTGCCTGAACTTAAAACTTCTATTGGTGCAGTGGCAAATATAAATTTTGCCGCAGGTTTCATTGTTTATAAACACTCTGCCAATTATGGTGCAGTATATATGTTTTCGTACAGTGACGCTTATCCAGTTCCGATGTTTGCTAGACTTGTAAACGGCACATGGATTAGTCCATAAATCGTAATCCCGCCGAATCCAAATAACAATTTAACCGAGCAACTTAACAAAAAGAAAGGAAGATAGGAAAAATGAAAAAAGACAAACTGATTTTGAAAAATGGAATAGAGAAAGAATTGGAGGCTGGAGGCAGCCTGGGAGCATTACAGGTGTTGTCTGCTGACCAGGCGGAGATGCTGGCCACATGGGAGCTGCTTACTCCGGACAACCTGTCGCAAGTGCAGATTAAAAACGGCGCCGGGCTGACAGTCGGAACCTATACCGACCTTGTGCTGGTGTCTGAAACGTCCGTGGTGGCCCCCGACGGTAAGGTACTGACAACTTATAGCCTGCGTCCTAAAACGGATGTGGAACGGCTTACAGAGCGCGTGGCAGTAGTTGAAGAGGGGCAGCAGGTACAGGACGGGGCCATCAATGATGTAGCCAAACTTGCAGGAAGTCTAGCGGAACAAGCAGGAGGGATGTCATAATGGGAAGATTTTACGGGTTAAAAATAAGAGCAGGAGAAATGACGCTGGAAGAGGTACAGACGTGGTGGCGGCCACAGGTTGAAAAATGGCTGAAAGAGAATCCGGAGAAGTAAAGGAGACAGACAATGAAAAAGGAATACGTAATTGTAATTCAGGGAGCCTTGGCGGCGGCTGGCGCTTTTTTAAGTGACAAGCTGGGAATCCTGTACCCCGTATTATGCGTTTTAATGGGGATGATGGTCTTAGACTACATCACGGGCATGCTTGCCAGCAAAACTGAGGCTATTGACCATCCGGACGACAAAGGGTATGGATGGAGCAGCAAAAAAGGGGCTAAAGGTATCATCAAAAAGGTTGGTTATCTGTGCGTGATCGCTGTGGCGATGGTAGTTGATTATGTGATAGCCAGGGTATCTGGAAGCCTTGGAATTGCAATGCCGACAAACGCGTTTTTCGGCCTTCTGGTGGCCGTTTGGTACTTACTGAACGAATTACTATCTATCGTTGAAAACGCTGGCAGAATGGGCGCTGCGGTGCCGGATTGGCTGCTTAAATACATCGCGGTCTTAAAGGACAAGATTGACAGCAACGATTATGGACAGGGTGACAAGCATGCATAGAGGGAGGTGATCCGTCTATCTTCCGGCCGGCAGGGTGACGCCGGCGTTGCGACGTCGCAACAACAGTACATAGGGCAGTCCTGCGGGGCCGCCCCTTTTAATTGGAGGTAATCATGAAAACACAAAAAGAAGTGAAAGAATATGCCCTAGCTGCAAAAGATTGGATATATGTATGGGGCGCGAACGGGGAACCGCTGACACAGGCCCTTATCAACCGTCTGTACCGTGACTATGGCTCCGCGTCGTATCCATTGTCCTATTACAATAACAAGCTGGCAACCGGCGCCGGCAAGATGGCTGCGGACTGCTCCGGATTTATGATGCCGCTGTCTGGCTATGATGACACCGCACATGGCTATTATAATGCCTGCGTGCAAAAAGGTGTAATCGGCGGCCTGCCGTCAGACAAGGTATGTCTGGTGTTTAAACGTAACAGCTCCGGCCGGATGTACCACATCGGGATTTACCTGGGCGATGGTACAGTGGCAGAAATGGCAAGTTCCGCAGCCAACTATCAGCATAAAAGCATGTATGGTGCTGGCTGGACACATTGGGGCCGGCCGAAGTGGATTGACTATTCCGATGCAGTAGACCCGCATAAATGCATCCTGGACTTAGACATCCCGCTGCCGTCGCTGGTAAAAGGACATAACTGCGGATACGTCAAGACGCTTCAGCAGCTCCTGGCAGCCCGTGGGTACAGCACCAATGGTGTGGATGGTATCTTCGGTTCCGGCACTGAGGCGGCCGTGGCGCAGTTCCAGCATGACGCCGGGGTTAAGGTTAATTATCCGGGGACCGTCGGGGCTAAGACCTGGACGGCGTTGCTTAAAGGATAAAGGATAGCCTGTCACAAAACCATTCCCTTATCCGTTTATTGGGTATAGGGGCAAAAACAAGCCTACGCTATCATTAAAAATGGGCGACGCTGGGAGACATGCTCTCCATTGGCCTCGCCCCACATATCCTACTCTCTAGGCCCCGGACCCTCAACCGGGGCCTCTTTTTCTTTTTGCTCTTTAGCAATTTTCTTAAGCTCTTCCAGTATTTCCTCCCTGCTGTATTTTTGCGTTTTCTCGGGAAACCTTCGATGCTTTACAACATACCTGACAGTAAATGCAAAGCCAGTTAACGCAAGGTCGATAGCAGACAGGTAATATAGGATATCAAGCTTAAATCGGTTCCATTTTTTCATGTCAATCCCCCTCCCCTTTAACTTTATCATACTACTTTGGTACAGTGATAGTGCTGGTAAATAATGGAAATAACATGGCTTATTATACTGAATATAATCAGTATATTCAAGCCCCAGGTTGCAAAGTATAGTTAATGCAAAAGGGGTGTAAAGATGATTAGTTATAGGCCGCTATGGGAAACGATGCAGAAAAAGGATATTACGACATATCAGCTTATCAAGAAAGGGATTGATAAGAAGACAATCCATAACTTGAAAAACAATGCCAATATTACCATGTTAACGGCTGAAAAACTTTGCAGAATTTTGAAATGTGAGATAAAAGATATAGTAGAATTTGTAGACGATGAAGGCTGCCAGGAGTGATCCGGCTGCCCTATATTTGACTAACATTTGACTAACAAACTTTCAAAAAGTGACCTTTTGAGCCATCGCGAGAACAAAAGCAAAATCCGAAAAAGCTAATAATATCAATGGTCCCCTGGCGCGGCCTTAAATTACATTATCTGAAATTTTCGATTCGTAATGCGTAGGTCGCCGGTTCGAGTCCGGCCGGGAGCTGTATGGTAAGAAGTCGAAATTCCTTGTAAAAGCAAGGGGTTTCGGCTTTTTT